GATGATAAATTAAATAGAGTTATGCATAATCAAGGCTATGCTGGAGATAACGATATTGACGATTTAATTGGATATTTGGTTTTATATAAGATTGCAAAGGCTCAACTCAATTGACATTTTAGTCGACTAAAAGTATAATATAGTAATGGCTGAGATAGAGTTAGCGGATCATTTTGACCGCATGAACAAAGTAGTTTCTGAACTACTTAAAGGAAATAACCCCACCCAAATTGCTACCCTGACTGGTTTTAAAAGAGCAGAGGTTGTTGAGCTAATTGATGAGTGGAAGTCAGTCGTACACAATGATCAGAACGCTAGAGAGAGGGCTAAAGAAGCCGTATCTGGCGCTGATCAACATTATGCAATGCTTATCAAAGAGGCATGGAAAACTGTTGAGGATGCAGACACCCAAGGACAGCTTAGCGTAAAAGCTGGGGCGCTAAAGCTAATTGCGGACATTGAAACAAAAAGAATTGGAATGCTTCAGCAGGTAGGACTGCTTGACAATGCAGAGCTGGCAGGGCAGATTGCAGACACAGAACGCAAACAAGAGATCCTTGTTGGCATATTAAAAGAGGTTACAGCCACATGCCCAAATTGCAAAATGGATGTAGCACGTAGACTTTCGCAGATAACTGGAGTAGTAGAGCCTGTACAAATAGTAGAGGAGCGAGATGTCATTTGATTTTAGTGATCTTATTGACATGCTCGATGGCGAAGAGTTTGATGAGCGTCCAGTAGATTTAAGAACATTTGTTACTAGCCCAGACTATTTAGGCTTACCACCGTTATCTGAATACCAATACACTTTAATTGAAAAGTCTTCACAGATTTATAAAGAATCAACATTGAAGAAGCTCTTTGGTGAAGAAGAGGGCGGAAGAATGTTTAAGCAAACTTGTAATGAAGTTATAGCACAGCTTGGTAAGGGTTCAGGAAAAGACTACTCTTCTACAATAGCAACCGCATATATAGTTTATTTGTTACTATGTCTAAAGGATCCAGCAACATATTATGGCAAACCTCCTGGAGACTCAATTGATATTCTAAACATTGCTATTAACGCACAGCAGGCAAACAATGTTTTCTTTAAAGGATTTAAAACTAGAATTGATCGCTCACCATGGTTTGCTGGAAAATATGAATCTAAAGCTTCAGAAATGAAGTTTGATAAAGCTATTACTGTTCACTCAGGTCACTCTGAAAGAGAAGCTTGGGAAGGGTACAACGTAATTATAGTTATCCTTGATGAAATTTCAGGATTTGCTACAGAAAATACAACTGGTCATGATCAAGCAAAAACAGCTGACGCTATATATGACATGTATCGTGCCTCAGTTATGTCACGTTTCCCAGATTTTGGAAAAGTTATTCTTCTATCTTTTCCACGCTTTAAAAACGACCCAATTCAAAAGTTTTATGAATCCGTAATTGCAGAAAAAGAAACTGTAATTCAAACTAAAGTTTTAAAGATGGACGAAGATCTTCCAGACGGAATTGAAGGAAATGAAGTAACTGTTGAATGGGAAGAAGATCACATTAAGGCATATAAATATCCAAAAACATATGCGCTTAAAAGACCAACATGGGAAGTAAATCCAACAAAAAAGATTGAAGACTTTAAGGTTGATTTTTATAGAAATCCATTAGATGCACTTGGAAGATTTGCATGCATGCCGCCAGAAGCTGTAGATGCTTTTTTTAAGTCAAGAGAGAAAGTTGAAAAAGCATTTAGCAATACTGGAATTGCAGTAGATAAGTTTGGAAGACTGGAGAATTGGTTTAAGCCACAAGAGGGCACAGATTACTTTATCCACGTAGACCTTGCACAAAAGCATGACCACTGTGCAGTTTCTCTAGCACATGTTCGTGACTGGGTTAACGTAAGGGTTACAAATGAATATTCTCAGCCAGCACCAGTTGTTGAGGTTGATGCAGTAATGTATTGGACGCCAACATCTGATAAGTCTGTAGATTTTACAGAGGTTAAAGACTATATCTTGTCTTTGAAGAGTGCTGGATTTAATATAAGAATATGTACGTTTGACAGATGGAACTCTCATGATATGATGCAACAACTAAAACAATACGGCATCAATACAGAGATTCTATCTGTCGCTAAAAAGCATTACGATGACATGGCAATGGTTGTGCTAGAGGAAAGAGTTAAGGGTCCTCACATACCATTGCTTATTGATGAATTGCTTCAGCTTAGAATTATGAGAGATAAAGTAGATCACCCAAGAAAAGGCTCTAAAGACTTGTCTGACGCAGTTTGTGGATCAATATACAATGCTATTTCAAGGTCTTTGGTTCCAACGGATAGAGAGATTAGGGTTCATACATATGAATCAATGAGTTATGACGCAGACTTTGGGGAGGCTAAAGAAGAATCATTTAATCTTATTAAGCCACCTAAATCTATGCCAAATGACTTGCAGGACGCAATAGGAAGAATGATGACAATATGACAAATATATACCAAGAGAGAGCAAAAGAATGCAAGTGCTGTGGAAAGCATGTTCCGCTTCCTACAGTTTTACGTGAATTTAATGGAACCATGATGTGTCCTACTACATACGCAAACGTGTTGGAGTATACTAGGATATGGAAACAAATTGGTTCTAGACCAACTGGAAGTATTAGAAAGCATTTTTCTGAATATGTACAGCAAGTTGTTGAATCAACTATTGACAAGAGTGATGAGGCAAAAGTATAATTAAGCTACGTGGTAGTAGCTTAGTCGGTTAAAGCCCCGAACTCATAATTCGGTAATCGTAGGTTCGAGTCCTACCTACCGCACAAGGAGAAAGAAGTGGAAGACAATATGTCAGATCTAGATCACTACATTGAAATTGGCGCTATTGAAGTTGCTGGTGTTGATGAAAGTGGAGAATTTATATTAAGCATTACGGAAGCGGCAAAAGAGTTGGCTCCAGAACTTTGGGCAGCTCATGTTAATCATATAGACGAAACTTTAGTGGCGCTTTATGAAAAAGGACTTATGTCTGTAGACTATGACGAAAATCTAGAGGCCACATTTTCTTTGAGCGAAGAAGGCATGAAGGTTGCAAAATCTTTTGGGCTTCTTCCAATGGATGTAGAAAAAGATATACCAAACAATTAAATGAGTTTTTAAAAAAAACGTAATATAATTATCCTGTAGGAGCTAACCCCCCTACGCATTCGGGCTCGCTACCTTGGGATGATTATGGTTACGTAAAGGCTAACAGTCGTTAGCCTTTACTTTTGCCCTTGTAGCTCAGCGGATAGAGCGAGACTCTTCTAAGGTCTGCGTCGGAGGTTCGATTCCTTCCAGGGGCGCAAAATGCTATAATTAAATTAATATATTCCATAGGAGGAAAAAATGGCAGAAGAAACAAGACACCCAAATGCAGTAAAGGTTTTGGCGGCAGCCAGAAAGTATGCTGAAGAAGGGTACACAGAAGGACCAAACAACGATACAATTTTTGGAAAGCGCTATGGTATGAACAATCAACCATGGTGTGCAATGTTCGTATCAGGTTGTTTTGATGATGCAGGGCTAGTTCATCTAGTTGCGGCATCTACAAAGAAGGGCTTTGCATCTTGCGATGCAGGAGCACAGTGGTTTGCAAAGAACAAGAGAATTGTTCCAATTGGGCAAGCACAGGCAGGAGACGTAGTATTCTTCAACTTTGACAAGACACCAACTGACACAGAGCATGTTGGAATTGTAATTTCAAATGATGGAAAAAATCTTATTACTTACGAAGGAAATACATCTGGAGATTCAAAGGGATCACAGGCAAATGGTGACGGCGTATTTAAGAAGAAGAGAGCCTACAGCCTTGTAATGTCAGTTGCAAGACCAGATTGGGATGCACCAGCACCAGCTGCTAAGCCAGCAGCTAAGAAGGCAGCTCCAGTCAAGAAGGCAGTTGCAAAGAAGAAGTAAGTTTTGCTATAATAATATACGGGTCGCCTTCGGGGGCCCGTATATTAATTTATTTGCTTAAAAAGGAGAAATAAAATGGTAACACAATTTGCTATGGATTTTTTTAATGATCCATTTTTTATCGGGTTTAATCGTGACTTTGACAAGTTGTCAAGAATTCACACCCACGCTACAGGAACAAACTATCCACCTTATAACGTAATTACAACAGATGATGAAGATGTATTCTTTATCGAACTTGCGGTTGCGGGATTTGCAAAGGAAGACCTTGAGGTTTCAGTAAAGGAACAGGTTCTTACCGTAAAGGGAGAAATCAAGGATTCTAAGGATGAGCCAAAATATGCTCATCGTGGAATTGCGACACGAAAGTTTACTCGTGAATTTGCCCTAGGTGAATTTATTGAGGTAACTGGGGCGGTTGCAGAAAATGGTATGCTTAAGATTTCATTAGAGCGTATTGTTCCTGAAGACAAAAAGCCAAAATCAATCAAGATCAAGTAAAAAACACTAGACAATCCTATTTACATAGGGTATACTTATATTGTGCACCACTTAATGTGGGCATGAGGGACCTGAGCATTGTCCACGTAAACGGCTCATTTTAAAATTGGAGACTCATGGAGATTATTGATCTGCAAAAGCCAAATGTGCTAATCGTTAAAGATTTTTTTGATAAGGATCAGGTTAATACAGTTCTTAATATACTAAAGAGTATATCAGAACAAGAATGGTATTTTGAAGCAGATAAAAAAAGAGAGCTTGGAACCAATATACATGAAGAGCTTCGTGAAAGTTCTCACAAAAGTTGGGACGGGATGTCTCTTGGTTTGACATCAAGGGTAGATGCAAAAAAAATGTATCCAACATTACCACATGAAATGTTGATAGATCAAGAGCACAAAATAAAAAAGCTTACAGAAAAAAGATTTAACCAAAATTTGATTTTGCAATTGTCTGGATTAAATAGATGGAGACCAGGAAGAGAACAGCTCCCACATATAGAT